GGTTGGCGATTGGCCGAGCGTTAAAACGAGCGTCCCAAATGTGGCCACTTTGACCGTTACGGCTGGATATACCGACGGGCAAAGCCCTAATCCACACCCAATTCCAAAAAGCATTAAAAACGCCATTTTGCTAATGGTTGGGCACCTATACGAAAACCGCCAACAAGTAGGGCAAAAAATGGACTCATTGCCCTATGGAGTTGAGGATTTGCTGAATCTGCACAGGACAAATCGGGGGCTTTGATGAAGAAAAAAAAGATAAAAATTGGTTACACATGTTGTAACACGTGCGGAACAACACACAGAAATTTATTTTTTGCGAGAATTCATTATTTATGGATTGCCTTTAAATATAAAACCATTGGTTTATTTGTATGAACATAGGCCGCCTTGATAAACGAGTAACAATCCAGAGTCGAACCACGACAAAAGACGTTTACGGCCAACCGCTTGACACATGGACAGACATTGCCACGGTCTGGGCTTCGGTTGAATACATTGGCGGTCGTGAAAAACTCCGTTCTGGTGTAGTGGATGCAAGTTTAGATGTGACGGTTGCGGTCCGTTATTATGAGCAGCTAACCCCGCCCAAAGATTCTGACGGCTGGCGGATTGTTTACGTTGCCAGAGAGGGAACAAGGTATTTATCAATCTTGGGTTCAAGAGACTTGCAAGAAGAGCGCCGATTTATCGTGTTTGATTGCAAAGACGGAAGCGAGGTGCAATCTTGAGCGAAGTAAAAATTGAAGGATTGTCTGAACTTGATAGGCAGTTAAAAAAACTTACTGGCGCGGTCGAGGGGAAAATTGTTAGGGCTGGGTTAAACGCAGCAAATAGAGTTATTAGAGACGCGGCAAGAAATCTTGCCCCTGTTGATGATGGTGATTTGAAAAAATCAATTCGCGTTTCCAGTCGAATTGACAAAAGGCAAGGTAAAATTACCTCAAAAGTTGTCGCGGGGAATAAAAAAGTTTATTACGCTCATTTTGTCGAATATGGAACAGCAAGTTATTACACGGGTGCGGGTGATAGCAAGAGAGCTGAATATAAAATTAAACCAGAAAAAAGAGGGGCCCTTGGTTTTGGGTCGGTGATAGTTGAGTCGGTTTCTCACCCTGGCGTAAGACCTCAACCATTTATGAGGCCAGCATTTGACCAAAATGTGAGCAAAGCATTAGATGAATTCGGAAAAACGATAAGAAAACGAATCGACAAAGAGTTTTCAAAAAAGGTGCCTAAATGAACCCTGAGATCATCATTGCTACTTGGCTTCAAGATGCAACGGTTTCAGCGGTTATTGGGGATCGCTACGCCTCGCCTTATTTGCCCTCAAACTCTACCTTTCCTGCGCTTGTTTACAATTTAGTGGATTCGACACCGCAGCCGTTTGTTGCGGCTCAAGGTGAACGAGAATTGGCGCAATGTAGATTTCAATTCAACCCCATTTCGACAAGCATTGGAGAAGTAAAGCAGATTGCAGATGTGCTAAGATCATTGTTTGATTTTAAGCACCATCAAACAATAGCCGGGAAACTTGTTGTTTCCATGCGTTTAATTGATGTCGGCCCAATGGAAAAAGATTCAGAGTCAGGGTTGTTTATGCAGCGGTTTGATTATAGAATGTTTTGGTACGAAACCTAATAGCTATGGGGTAATAAAATGACTGTTTACACTTCCGCAGGTTCAACTCTTCGGGTTACTGCATCCGCTCCAGCAACGTTTGACGAATCTGGATATAACACCTTGTTTACTTCTTCACCTTTGCCTTCGCTAGTTGGCGAGATTGAGGATTATGGAGAATTTGGCCGTGAATACAATTTGGTTACTTTTAACCCGGTTGACACTCGGGGAACAAAGAAATTAAAAGGCTCATTTAACGAGGGCTCAATTGCCCTAACCGTTGGCCTTGACACCGACGATGCGGGTCAGATCCTAATGAAAACCGCCTCTGATAGCGATGATGATTATTATTTCATGGTCACAACCCAAAACGGTGACCGTTATTTTTTCGCCGCTAAAGTGATGATGTTTAAAAACGTTGTCGCCGGTGTTGATGACATTACTCGGGCAAACATTACTCTTGAGATCACTACTAACGATGCTGGTGTTGGCATTGTAGAATCATTGGCCGCATAAGGGGCCGTAAACTAGCACTTTCCTTGACTCTGGCCGATCCTCGCAACGGCTGGGGTCTTGGTTGGTGCATAAATTGCGAGGTTAATAATGAGCAACATTGAAAAAAATGAATTCGAAGAATTTTTTCTCTCTGAAACAGCCGTTTTAGAAGTTGAAACCCCCACGGGTAAGCCGCTTTTAAGAAACGGCCAGCCGGTAAGAATTCACGTTTATGCCCCAGGCTCTTCTGAGTACGAAAAAGCAAAGGCTGCTCTTGATTCAGCAGCAACGCGCAAGGTCTTAGCAGCATTGGGTAAAAATGGGAAAAAAGAAGAGTCTGATGACAAGCAGGCTGATGTTAATTTCTTGGTTTCAGTTACCAAAGAAATTGAAAATTTCCCATATCCAAACGGAGCCCGTGGTGTTTATTCTGAGCCAAGGCTTATTTATATCAATAAACAAGTTCAAGCCTTCCTAGGGGACATGGCCAATTTTTTTGGCGGTGCTCAACAAGATTAATCGATTATGCCAAGCAATTGGCTTGGTATAGCGTAACCCCAGAAAAAAGGAAAAAATCCCGCCTTGATGATTTGCGAGATAGAGGCGGGGTGCCTGATCTGCCTGATATTGATGACCTAGAGTATTTGGTTAAGGTTTTAGAGCGTTGTGGGGTTTGCAAGTCTGGTTTTAATGGTGTTGAGCCGCTTAACTCAGTTGATGTCATGGAGTGGCAACGCGGCACAAAATACCCTCTTTCGGGCTGGGAGTTCCAAGCCATTATTGACGCCTCAAGGGCTTATTGTGCACAGTACCATCAATCTAAAGATCCACTAACACCCGCTCCTTATCGAAGTAAAATTGACTTTAATAGAGAGGTTGTATCTGATAAACTTACATTAGCGTTTAGAGCCCGAATTAAGTCTGACAAGGAAAAGGCAACCAAATGACCACAGTAGCCCAGCTTACTATCCAAATGGCCGCAGACGTAGCGCGGATTAAAAAAGACATGGATAGGGCGCAATCGACTGTTAAAGGGTCAATGCAGAAAATTCAAAAGTCGGCAGCGGTGGCCGCTAAAGCGCTAGGCGCTATTGGCCTAGCGTTGGGGGCAAGAGAGCTTATAGGCTTGGTTACCGGCCTAGGTGATGTTGGTAGGGAGCTTACCAAGTTAAGCAGATTGAGCGGCACTTCGGTGGGTCAATTTCAAGAAATAGCATTTGCCGCAAAAACATTCGGGATTGAACAAGAAAAGCTTGGCGACATTCTAAAAGACACCCAAGATAAGGTAGGGGATTTCCTAGCTACTGGCGCTGGCGGGATGGCTGACTTTTTTGAGAACATCGCACCCCAAGTTGGCGTGACGGCTGAAAATTTCCGTAAGTTAAATGGCGCGGATGCACTACAGCTTTACATCACAAGCCTAGAAAAAGCCAATTTATCTCAAGCCGAAATGACCTTTTACATGGAGGCCATTGCCAGCGACTCGAGCGCATTGATTCCGTTGTTTCAAAATGGTGGCCAGGCGCTCAATGAAATGGCCGAGCAAGCAAGGCAGCTTGGCATTATTCTCGACCAAGAAACAATTGAACAAGCGCAGCGTTTTGATCGCTCACTAGCGACAATAACCGCTGGGTTTGAGGGCATTTCCCGTAAAGCAGCGGCTGATATGTTGCCTGCTCTAAATCAAATTGCAGAGGGGTTTTTAAAAGCATTTGCAGAAGGCGATAGACTGAGCTCGGTAAGTACGGGGCTCACTTACATTATGAAAGGGCTAGCGGTTGCGGTAATCGCCGTGGTCGATATTTTGCGCTTGGCGGCTAATAATGTTTCCGCGGTTTCATCTGCTTTGATGGCTGTTATTGATGGTGATTTTTCAAAAGCCTCTGATATTCTTTCGAAGGGTTTTGATGATGCAAGTAATATTGTTGAAAATTCTTTAAAAAATATTAATGCTGTTTTGGCTGATAGTTCAGGCCAAGCAATTGAATCGGCAACTATTTATAATCAAGCCACTACAAGCATAATAAAAAACGCAAAAGACCGAGAAAAAGCAGAAAAGGATCTTGAGGCGGCGTTAAAAGAAAAGCAAAAAATAGAACAGAAAGCGCTTGAACAGTCCATTGATGTGATCAACGCTGAGATTGACCAAGTTGATGCAATCCAGGAGCAAATTAAGCAGATCACCGAGCAAACGCAAGCCATAGGACTTAATGAGCAACAGCTGCGCGATTTGGAGCTGGCGAAGATTGACGACGCGATAGCAACAAAAGAACAGCGTATTGCCGCCATCTCATTTGGCGATGCAAACGATGATTTAATTGCTGCGTATAAAAAGCAAATAAAAGCACTTGAGGAGCTAAAAAAAGCCAAAAAAACTCAATTTGACAAGCAAGAAGTCCAAAAAGTCATTGATGCAAATAAAGAAATTGCCGAACAGTTTGAAAACGATCTAATTAGCGCTTTTGAAACGGCTTTTAACCGTGTCGGTGATTTTGCTGAATCGTTTAAGCGGGATATTGAACAGCAATTTAGCTCGATGGTGTTGCGTCCGACTATTCAAGCGGCAATGAGCAAAGGCGGTTCAATTGGAGGTGTTCTTTCGGCTAACCAGGGCACGATAGCATCCGCAATAACTGGGGCCGGTTTTGGAGGTCAGGCCATCGCCTTGCAATATGGGCTTGAAAATGCCGGGTCAGTTTTGGCAAAGTTTTCAGGTCAGACAACGGCGCTTACCGCAGAACTTGGTGCACTTGCATCAGATTTAGCCACTTACGCCGGAGCGATAACAGCCTTGTTAGGAGGTGATCCAAAGAAGGCTGCGGGCGCTGCAATTGGAACATATCTAGGATCATCTTTTGGTCCGATAGGATCAGCAATCGGCTCGTTCATTGGCGGCTCATTGTTTGGCGGGGGCGGGAAAGTTTCCGCTCAGTTACTAGATCCGAAATTTTTGCAGGACCAACAGGACGCTCTAAAGTCATCGTTCCTTGGTATTGTTCAAGGAATTGGAGGTCGTGCTGCACCTGCTGATTTCTTTTTCACGGGCAGCACAGGAAGGCAAGGACAAAATCCTAATTTTATTCTTGGTTCTAGGCTTGGTGGCCAAGATTTATTCAATACATACCAGAGCAGGGCCGGAGAGACAGGAAACAACGGAACATTCTTGGCCGGGGAAATTGCTTTAAATGCTGAAAATATGGCGCTTTTTGGCACGAGAGCTATTGTCTCCGCTCTTCAAAATTCAGATTTTGTAGACAACATTGACCGTCTTTTTGATTCGGTTGATGTTCGAACAGCAAGTTTAGAGGATTTGAACGCGCTGCTTGCTGATGTTCTGATGCTTGATTATGTCAATGATAATTTTACTCAAATGACAAATGGTTTGAGGCAGCTTTCCGGTGCATCTGCTCAAACAGTTAAAGAATTTTTTTCAATGATTGGTGGGATAGAGGGTCTCCAGCAAACTTTAGGTTTTTTTGCAAAAGAATTCACAAGTGAGGAAAATCAGCTTAAAAATTTGACTGATAACCTTAATAGATCATTGGCAGATTTTGGGGGCCGTTTATTTAGCACTCGTGAACAGTTTGTGAATTTCTTTAACTCAATTGGGCCCGATGCGTTTGCTCGTGTTTCTCAACTGTTGCCGGCAATTGATTCGTATTATGATGCGATTGAAAAAAGGCAAGAAGAGTCCACAAACATTGCAATCAGGGAAATTGACAGAATCAGAAACGCTGGTCTGAGCATTGCGAACTATTTACGCAATCTTGAGACAAGTGAAACAACTTTGAGCCCGACTCAGAAATTGGCGGCGGCTCAACAGCAGTTTAACGAGACTTTAAGCGCTGCTCGCTCAGGAGATATTAACGCGCTCGGCAACCTGACAGACTCGGCTGACACTCTGCTTAATTTGTCGCGTGAGTTTTTCGGATCGTCAAGCCGGTTCAAGTCAATTTTTGATGTTGTGACGGGTCAACTTTCAGCGGTTGCCGCCCCGGCTTTGCAGGCAGATTCAAGCCAGAATGTAGTGGGCGAACTTCGAGAGTTGCGAAGAGAGAT